GCATCGCTGTCTCCTTTCGCTATTGGTTTTTTGCATGCGGGACATTCCAACCATGAAGTCATAATCCACATTCCACAACCTGTGCAATGGTCTACATCTTCTACGGTTGCCATATTTTGGCTACCTCGTCTCGCAAGTCCTCTATTGTGCCATTGTTAGATACATATTGGTCAAATGACCACGCGTCCATGTCGGTTTCTGAACGGTGCAAATTAACTGGTGCATTTTTGTCAATACGGCTTATGCGCCAAATTTGTCCACCGCGCCACTTAATTTCCTCAGCCTCGTTCCTAAATCTTACATCTGGTATAACTACCTTATCCGTTTTGGCTGTGTTATGTAAGGTAAGTTCCACCCAGATTTGTGGGTCAATTAACTCACGCCCTACCTCAGTTCCCATAACTTGTAAGATACGGCGAACTTCTGGAACTTGTTTAGCAATATCCCAGCCTTCCAAATCAACCACATGGGCTAACCGTAATCCTTCCAGCGTGACAATTGGATTTAGGCGGTAGCAAGCGTTGCGAATAATGTCGGCAAATCCAATACGCGAGTATCCGTATTCTTCTACCAAGATTTGTGCAACAGTATCTTTACCTACCTGCGCATAACCACTAAGTCCAATAATCACTAGAACTCTACCCCCACATACCAGAAGCCTAAATCAAGTTGTATGCCGTACTTGGAAATATCAAATCCAATTCCAAAACCTGTTTTGCGCCCACGCGCATACCAAAAAGTACCAATTTTCTTTTCCATAATTACCCTCCATTTTTATAGAAGCCAGTACCTTTGAAATGCGCTGGCGTTGGTGAAAATACCTTTGACATATTGTTGCCGCATAAAGGACAAGATGGGATAGTTCCATCATGGAATCCTTGTTGTATCTCTATCATTGTCTTATCGCTATCACAACGAAATTCATAAGTCGGCATTAGAATAACTGCCCTTCGTATTCGTATGTGACCCAAATGATGCAGTCGTTGCCACCAGCATTTTTGCGAGTGCGGTTGGAATCCACCAGCAGACCATCCTTTTCTAATGTCTTACGAGTAGGGCGAATGGTATCCCCTGACTTATTAAAATGTTCCTGCATTTCTTGGTCTGTTGCGCCTTCTGCTCCACGACTGGATACAAATGTGAAGATATTTCTACGCCATGACCCTGACTTTAAAAAAAAGGCATCTGCGGCGGCTTGCGAGTTCTTATGCTTGCCATGTATTACAGCGTTGCGGTCAATCAGACTCATGTTTCGCTCCTAACGCTACATTGGCGCAAATATCCTGAACGGCTAGTAGTGCATTTTCTAGTCCATTCTTCATAACTCGCTTGCGGTCGCTTGTAAAATCCACCGCGCAAATTTCATCGTAGATACGCCCACGAATCTGTGCTTCTAAAATATGCACCATAACCTTAACCGTATCTTGACCTTCTGGTGTGTCCAGAATTAGTTGCCCATCTTTAATTTTCCAATGGTTATCTTTGCAAATAATCTTCATCATATGCCCCCTTCTCCATGCTAAACATACCAAACAAAATGGCTGGTGTGATGCAAGTTACTGCAACGATTATGATAATTCCTAACATTATGCCACCACCAGTTCAATGTCATGCCATATCCATTCGCTGTCACCTTTGATTACCTGCATAGCCAGTTTTTGCTTGACCGCATAGTTATTGGCTTCTTCGCGTGTAGCAAATTCGGCAACATCTTCGATAAGAGTTTGATGTACCGTGATTTTATATTGCGCCATTTATGCCACCAATTCCTTCATCATGTCGTTAAGTTCTGGATAGTCCAATTTGTCTGACATATATTCCACAGCATCAGGGGTAACCATATTGGTCATATACATGCTAAGAATAAATCCAATGTATGGATTGTCCTTGTCTGGGTTGCACTTCATAAAAGCAACCGCCGCAAGATATAGCGGTTCCGTGTTGTTAATCCACAATGATACATTCCATGTATCGTAGTTCTTCCAACCTTCGTAAGTTGTGTCGCTCATTATGCACCTACCAATTCAAAGCCAGTTTCCGCAACTGTGTAAGTTGCATCATTAATTCTGATTGAATCACCGATTGAAAGTGCGGTGTGTGTGCGAGTTGGTGAAAGAAGTGGTTCGATAATGTTCCAGAGATTTCCGCTATATAGATTTGTTTGCTGATATACAACATTGAAGAATTGATTGCGGTTTTCATCTGTGATATCGAATTCGGTTTCAAATTCAACTGATGAGATAAAACGATTGCGCTCTGGCTTGTTACCAAAAGCCTTCCAAGTGATTTCGACTGTTGCCATTTTTTGCCTCCTGTTTAGTACCACCCCTGATTGGGTGATAGGTATAACTATATATTGAATTGTAAGAAAGTAAACCTTATCCTTCGATAATTTGGAAATATGAGCGGTATGAATCCTCTGTGACCTTGTACTGAACATTGTTTTTAAGAGCCCAAAGTTCCAACTTCAACATAAAGTTTTGCTTTGCCATGGTATAGATTGCTTGGTTAATGTAATCGTTGAGACGAACAGAAGGTGCATCGCTTATGATTTCGATGCGAGTTAAATCTCCAAAACCATAATTCTTTGGAGTAGCCTTGATTCCGTATCCGTTGCGGCGGTATTGATTATCTTCGTTGTAGTAAGTAACGCCAATTTCCTGTGCAATTTTTTGTACTGATTGCCATGTCATAATCTTCATGCCAGTTGTGTTTGAGTTGCGTGTTGTTGTTGCTGTTGTCATTTGGTGCCTCCTTGTTGGTAACCCCTGATTGGGTTATGGTGCAATTCTAAAACGACAACAGGGAAAAGTAAACATCTACGGCAGATTTTTGGTAACTTTTTGATAACTTTTAGAGGTCGTCAAAACCGCCTGTCAATTCAATGGATACCCCTTGTGGCGACCCGTACTCCTTAGTAGCGTTGATGCTGACCACCTGACTGTCATCCACATAAGCAACCCCTGTGAGGGCATCCAGTATGGAGCGTATTTGTTTGTCAAGGTCTGGTGGTACGGTTGGCAACCGCCTAGATACGGTTCTCGGTCGGTCATATCGGAATCGCATGGTTACTATGATTGGTCCGTCTATCGGCGTACAACCCGCCTTAGCCGCCGCCACCGCCACCAACTTGCGCCATGCCATGAGGTCGGCAGATTTATTGTGGACTATGCGGTTATTAAATGCACGCATAGAACCCTGCTGGATAGGTTTGCCTTCTACTTTGAAGGCAATTGTCAAATCTCTAGACTTACCGTCTCGCCTTGTAGTAGACACTTTCTAACCTTACTACCAGTTGCATCATGAAGTTGCATCTCGTAGCCATAGCCTTCGGGTTCTGTATAGTCCACGACAAACCGATTGTTGTTGATGACCACAGTATCGCCAGCCTGAACCGCGCCTACATCTATATGTCTCAGAACACTCATTTGTTCCTCCTATAGTCTTACAGAATACATTACTTACCAGTAATACGCCTTACAGGGCGGAATTAGCGGCTCGGCGTGTCGTTGGGTGTAATAACCCTACCCCTCATCTGTTTGTGTCTCTATCGGCGTTGTACGGGGTCGGTTCAAAGCCTCACGGACATATTGAGGCATTGGTATCGCGAAGGGGTTTTCGTATTCTTGCGGGTCAAATACAGGCGGAATGTTGGTTGGTTTTTCCGCAGGTGTCTTTAGTTTTTTTGCCGCCATCAACAATGTTGCCCGCGATAAAGGCATCCCATCTAATGCAACGGACTCAACAAGCGGCAGAACTTTCTCAAAAGTTGTTTCTTTTAGAATTGACTGCAACTGACCAGCCATTTGTCCCCGCGCTGGCGCAATATCCCCTGTGTAGTTTCTAAAATACACTTTGATAAGTTCTGCCACCTGTTGGTTAATACTCATTTGTTAAAAGTAAAGTCCCTCTCTACAGATAAGACGGTCTGCACTAAACTAGAAATCCTTACACTTATTTGTGCAAGGTCTCTGCGTAACCAGCCTATGACCCTAGTATCAAATTTACCTGCATAGATATGTCTGCGTTCATCTTCCGATAAGCCGCCCCAGAATCCGTAAGGTTCATATGATGTGGCTACCTTCAAACAATCTATTTGTATTGGACAAGCAAAACACATTCTGCGCAGATGATTGTAATTTAATCCTTCTGCCAGCAAATCGGTACGCGCAGTATAAAAAAGGTCGGTATCCAACCCTCTGCATGATGCCCTTTGCCATTCTACTTTGTCTCTGTTGATTACTTCCCTGTGCATCCATTAACCCCTGACGCATCATAGTATTCGCAGAAGTTACTGCAAAAGAATTTAGGGCGTTCAGGTTCTGGTGGATAAACAGTATTTTGTATGTCTTTAATCCATTGAATTCCCAGTAACGCTTTTTCGCGGTCATATGGTTCTGAATAAACTTTGACATCTTTCTGCCAACCGTCACGCGGAATTGCAACCAAGCAAACTTCGTGAACCACATGTCCTGCTTCCTCTATGAGATATCCATAAAGTTGCACTTGCATTTTTTGTTGTTCGTTAGGGAATTCTGCAAGTTTTTTCTTGGTGGTAGTTTTCCAATCCACCACCGTACCAGTTGATTTAATGAATAGGTCACAATGCCCACGCAAATCAGGTGTGCGGAACCCTTGTTCAATTAAGAATTCCTCGCCAAATGGGTCAGCGTTTTTCATCGCCTCTGCGATAGTTGCATGAACGGCTGTGCCAATAATTGCCGCAAGCGATTCGGTATTTGGATTAGTCTTGGGAACTTGCCGCAGAATACTCCATGCTTGTCGCTTACACCCATAAACTGATGATGCACCAAGTTCGGTCTGCTGTGACCTTTCCCGCGCATCATCATGTTCGTTTAGGGCTACCTTTAATAAGGATGCAATATCCATTAAATCTCCATGCTTGCGCGTACTGAGACTGAGATAGAGCGAGCAATATCTACCTGAGTGCGGATACGATTCGCATTTGCGCGAGCCGCTTTTACAGATGATTCCGCTATGGATAAGTTCATATGTAGGTCTGCATTTTCAATTAATGCTTGGTCGTCTCGTTGAACGCTAGTCAATTTATGGTCAGGATGTGCAACTGCCATGCGTGAACGAGCCATAGAGATTTCAAGGCTTGCTTTTGCTGTGTGATATGTGTGTTCGCAAGCAACTAAATCTTGGTGCGCCTCGTCAATTTCTTTTGATAAATCCAACAGGCGCTTTTCGACCTGCATAGGTGTCAGACTCATATTCCCTCCCCAGTAGGTACTGCCTTAAGTTTTGTTGTCTTTTGCATTTCCAATTTAGGAAGTATCGCGGCGGCATCTACCGCCACCTCGTCTGCATCAGGTGCAAGTTTTAATCCAGCCATTGCTAACTTGCGCAAGATAATTGCTTCGCCTATTCCCCAGTTCTCGCTAAGGACATGTGCAAAAAACATTTGTTGTTGGACAGCAAGGACTCTGCCTTCAGGATGACTCATGAAAATACCGCCACCGCACCAACATAAACATAAAAGACTCCAACAAAAAATGGAATCCAAATTGCCATGCGGCAGACTGAGCGGAACTTAAAGTATTCGCGGGTGCGGGCAGGTGCATTGCGCAACCAATAGGTATACCAATGCTCGTCATTCCAAATTTCAATAAAGGTTGGTGATTGCATGATTACGCCTCCAATGCTTTCTTGCGAGCGCCAATAAGTCCATTGACCGAAAGTCCGTTAATGGTTACATGAAGGATTCCTGCCTCCTGCGCACCTGTGTAAAAGTTGCGAAGTTCCTCTATGGTTTGAATATCGTTGATTTGTTCAATCGCGGTAACTGCAAGTGCTTCCAGTTCAGGTGACTGTGTAGGTTTTTGCATACGCTCAACCTTTTCCATCTCTTCACGCGAAGGTCGA